CCAGCATTAGCAACTAGATTAGCAACTGTCATTTTTTTAAGAGCAGCACTACCAGATGTATCTGATATTAAAACTAAATCGTCATTTGCAACACCTGTTATTGCAGTTTGACCAGTTATAACTGTTGATGATATATCTGCATTTGAAATAGTTCCATCAGTAATTTTTGAAGTTACGACTGCATTGTTTGCTAATTTATCTGTTATAATAATTCCATCAGAAATATCAGAACTTGTTAATGCTGCTGATGCTGGTGTTTTACCTATATAAGCCATATTTTAATATTATGAAATTTCCATTATTGAAAGTGTGCCAGATACTTTGTCAGCTACTGAACAATCTATTTGAATTTTATCTCCAGTTTCTAATACAACTTTTCCACCAGATAAAAGCTCTAAAGAACTTCCAGTTGGTATAGATACATCTTTAACTAATTGTGATGTTCCGTTTGCTACATTGTTTGCTCCACCTCTACTTGATGTTGTGCTAACAAGTTGTACGTCTGCTGTAACTGCTGCTGTGTGAATATTTGCCAGTACCAATCCTAATACAACTGTAGTTTTGTTAGATGCTACTGTGTACATAACATAAGGAGTTCCAGCTGATGCTGGTTCTGCTGCAAATGTTACTGTCTTAAATGTGTTTGCCATTTTTTTTGTTTCTCCTTAATTATTGTTTTATATATTATCCTAAAGCTATTGCAAGAGCTGTTGGGTCGTCTATATTAGCTTGTACTAATGTTATCATTCTTGATAATGCTGCTTTTCTATTTGTGCCACCAGCTCCATCATCTACTACAATCAGATCAGATGTAGTTAGGTCTGCACCAATGTCAGTTCCACCATCAATATTAATAGCAACTATTGGTAAAGTTCCTGTATCTCCAGTTCCAATTAAAGTTCCTGCTGTTGCTGGTAAAACAATTGTTGCTGATGTACCAACTGAGTGAGCTTGTGCTTTTAATATTTGACCATGAGTATTTTGTTCACAATTAAATTGAATAGAACCTGGATTAGTATTTCCTTTAACAGTTACATGACCAGTACCATTAGGAGCTAAGTCTATATCTGCATTTGAAGTAGTTACAATACTTGTAATTTTAGGAGCAGTTAAAGTTTTGTTTGTTAAAGTTTGAGTTCCATTTAAAGTTACATCACCAACATTAGATGGTTGGACAACTGTAAAAGTAATATTAACAGAACCAATTGAACCTGAGTTATCTGTAGTACATAAAAAGAATTTATCAGCTCCAGCAGAACCCTCTTGAGTAATAACCATTTGACCAGCTAATTCTGCAACTGTATCAAACTCTGGATCTCTTGCAGCATTTTGACCTGATGCTGCTGTTATATAAATTCCATTTTGTGTAGCATTAGATTGATTTTTAACTAAAACTCTATTACCTTCTGCAAGTGTTACACCATCAATAGTATCTCCAGCTTGTAAGTCTGTTGCTGTTGTGATGTTAGCTGTTGTTGCTACTCTACAAATAATTCTAGTTTTTAATCCTGTAACTAATCCATCTACATAAACTTTAGTTGCTGCATCTGTATTATTAGATGGAGTTCCAAGTCCAGTAATTGATCCACCAGATATTGAAACACTATTAGCAGCTTGAGTTGCAATAGTACCTAGTCCTAAAGAAGCTCTAGCAGTAGCACCGCTTTCAGCTACCCAAGTTGATCCATTACCAACAATTAAATTACCATCTGTTTTTGCTAAGTTACCAATCGCTGTTAAGTTAGCATTTGATGCACCCTTTGCATCTAATTGTGCTTGAATATTTGAACTTGCACCATTTAAAAATCCAAACTCAGTATTAGAAATTGAACCATCATGTATTTTAGTAGCTGCTATTGCAGCAGAAGCATTTACATCTGCATTAACAATTGCACCATCTGCTATTTTAGCAGAAGTAATTTGTGAGTCTGCTATCTTAGCAGTTGTAATTTGATTATCAGCTATGTGTACAGTATCAATACTTCCATCAACATAGTGTTCTGAATTTATACTGTCGTCAGCTATCTTTGATCCATTAACTGAATCAGCAGCTAGTTTAGCAAGAGTTACATTACCATCAGTAATTTTAGCTGTTGTAATTTGTGCGTCAGCAATATGAATTGTATCTATTGAACCATTTACATACTGGTCAGAGTCAACAGAATTATCTGCCATCTTAGCAACTGTAACATTATTATCTAAAATTTTAGCAGTAGTAACTGCATCATCTGCAATATTAGCTGTACCAATAATTTCTGTTGGAATAGATGAATTTGTTTTTGTAAGTATTGCAAGAAAAACTGATAGAGCTTCATTTGCTAATGATCCACTATCCCATGTTACATTAACAGTTGTGTTTGTAGAAAAAGATGAACTAGCAATTACTCCATATCTAAATGCAGCAGTAGTTCCTAAAAAAATTTTTATTCTTCTACCTGTATGATATTCTGAAGTTACATTAATACCATTAATAGTAAAAGCAGTTCCACTTACATAAGCTGCTGTATAAGCACCTGATCCATCACCAAATTCTACCCATTGTGCATCATTGTAAAAATCTCTAGTGTTCTTCATCAAAGCCCTAATTGCATTATTTAGGGAGCTAGGAAGCATTCCTTCTGCCGTAGAAATATTATTAAGTGTTGTATTATCAGCTTGGGTTGTTGAATAATCTTTTATACCTGCCATTTAATCTCCTATAAACCATGAGAAAGCCTTATCACTTTCTTTGTTTCTATCATTTATTAATGTATTGATAGCTTCTTCAATTTGTCTTTGAAAAAACTCTTGAGTTTCAAAACTATATCTTACATTATCTATATCAGTTTTTTCCGTCATCTCAAACCTATTCTTGAAGCAATTATATCAACACCTTGAGCATGAGTCCAAACTGATCCAGCTGGTGTTATTACTTTAATTTTAAAATATCTTCCAGATTGTCTTACTGGATTATCTCCACTAGAAATCATTGAAGAAGATGTTGATTCTGTAGCTGTATCAACTAATCGTTCTTTACTCTTAATAGTTACTGTAGATAAAGCATCTACAATTGGTCTAACATTAGTTATACTACTTCTATGTCCTGGAAACAACTCCATTTCTCTAGTTTCTAAAGTACCTTCATTTTCAGTACCTGAGAATATAGATGCTTTAAAATTGTTATCTATTGCTCCTAAATATCTTTGTCCACCATTCCAAAAATCTGTATCTAATGAAATATTAATATTATCTAAGTTTTCAGAAATAATATCCATAAGCTCAACTGTATAAGCACCAACAAATTGTGAAAATATAGAACTAGCACTTGCATCTGCTGTACTCCATTTTTGAGTAGCATAATTATAGATAATTACTTTATCACAAATACCTGTTGTATTAGAAGTATTATTTTTAGAAGGATATAACCACATAGCTAATTGATTAAAAGGATCTACTGCTGCACAAATTCTATCTGTAAAACCTTTGTTTAAATCTAAATCAAAAAATCTATTTACTTTTTCTGCACCAATAGAAACTACTTGATCTCCATTTAATTCAAAGAATCCGTCATCAGCATAAAAAAAGACCCTACGATTATCTTGACATACAGTTCTACCTAATACTGCACCTCTGTTTGGTGAAATCATTGATAGCCTAAACACAGTTGCACCACCGACATAGTCCATACGAATTATAGAATTTTGTCTAAATACATAAGCAATCTCTCCAGATGTTATGTGAGTTATTTGTCCACCTGATCCTGGTAAGTCTTGTAAGTCAGATTGTTTAGTACCTGCTTCCCAAGTTGCAATATCATTTATTCCAGACCATTGTATTCTATTTGAAAAACCAACATGATTACCTGTAACAAAAAAATCTCTAACTACACCTGAACATTTAAAAGTTGGAACAGTTCCACTTGTTGAAATAGTTGAAAGATCGGCAAAAGCAGTTGATGTACCCATTAAATAAAATTGAGGTGCATCTACACCATTACTTGCAACTATGTAATTTCCAAATTGAGTAAAGGTAATATAATCTGTAGCACCTCCAGTTAAAGGAGTTCCACCATAAAAATTTGTAGTCGTTAGTCTTGCAGTATCTGATGAAACATTTATTAAATTATTATTTCCTACTGTTGCTCTAGTTACAGTTACAATAGAATCAGATACAGTTGCTGAAAAATCAGCATTAGCATTAATAGCAGTTTTTAAATTTGTAGCTGTTGTATTATTATTTGTTTCTACTTTAAACTGAGTTCCTGATGCTGTGCCTACAGTTGATGTAAATACAACAGTTGAACCATCATTTTTTTTTAATGTAACAGTTTTACCTGCACCAATATTTGCATAATCAGAAACTTTTATTGTGCAAGTTGCAAAAGAATTATTTAAAACTTTACCTCTTGCTCCTCTTTCTGTAAATGTTCCAGATGATAATTGATAAATAGTTTCTTCGTTAGCAACAAAATTAAATACAGTATTAGAGTTATCTCTAAAAGAACCTGCACCTCTTGAATCTTTAGTAATAGTATTTGTAGAATAATTAACTAATGAAGGAAATCTTTTGTAAGAATTTAAAGCATAATAAACATTGTTTGCAGTATTAGCACCAGGATTATTATATTCTGGTTGATCTGGTAGCCATTCTCCAAAAGGTATTTGCATTATTTTCCTATTTTTTTAACAGCTTTTTTGTGAGCTTTACTAAAACTCATTCCTTGTATCATTTCTTTAAGCATAACACTCATGTGTTTTTTGGTATGATGAGGTGAATGTTTTTTTAGTAGTTTTTTTTCTCTTTTATCTATCATATTTTTTATCCATTATTGTTTGTAATAACTCTTGATCTATCATTGAAAGAACCTGAAACAGCTACATCACCTCTTTGTTGTAAAGGTGCAGAACCATATTGGTCATCTCTATCGTTTCTTTCAAGTCTTTCCATAGCAGTAGTATACATACTTTGCCATTGTTGTAATCTTTGTGGATCAATTCCACCTAGAAAATTAGCAGCATGATATAAAGCACCATACAAATAAATTGCTGGATGACTTGTTAGAATATAATTAGAAGTATTTGCATCTGATAAAGCTGAAAACTTTGCATAATAATTTAATGTACCTGTATACGCAGAAGATGGAATAGGTGCAAATCTAAAATTATCTCCAAGTATAGTATATGCTGAAGGCATTCCAGTAGTTGAGCTACCTCTAATTTGATCCATTTGAGCAGGTGTAATATATTTTAAAGCATTTTTAGTTCCACCTTCTAAAATAAAAAAATCTCTTACTTGTAAAAAATCACTTGGTATAGATTCTGTTTCTGAATCTATAGTAATAGATGCAGAACTTATCATTTTTCTAACTCTTAGTTTGGAATTAAAATCAGCTTCTGTTAAAACAATAAAATCTTCTGCAATCTCAGTTGTTAAATCTGATCTGTTTAACCAATTTGCTATGGATGTTTTTAAATTTGCGTAAGTCGCTAATGCCATTATAATTTACCTTCTGCTGTTTTAAAATATTGAAACTCATTACTATTTAATTTTGTTTTTAATATTTTATTCTGTACTTCTCTAGGAAGTGCAAACCAATTATTATCACCATTATACTCTTTTGCCCAGACACTTAAAGCTAAAGTTGGAATAGAAGCTACTCTTTTTAAATCTCTTGATTCTGAATAACCATCATCTTTATTTAACAATATTTTATTATGTTTTAAATGAGGATCTATATTAATTTCTTCTTTTAAAATAATTTTATTTTCCATATCATCTAGGGAAAATGTTTCCTTTTTTAAACCATCAATAACTACATCTTTTTTCATTATCTGCCTTGACCTTTATAT